ATCTTCATGGATTCTATGGGTTATGACTTAGAACGTCAAAGGACACATTTAGTCTTTAGGCATTATGTAGGATTTACATATACTGCCCCATCATCACCATCATGCCCTCATGCTATGAATCAAGTTAGGAGGGGAGTTCGCAGGCAGTTGATAGATAAGGGCATTCGTTCGTAAACAGCAGTGGGGGGTGATTGCCCCCCTTATGTTATGCGTTGCCGTGCCCCGTATATAAAACCCCCTCACTACCCTAAGCTATAAACGACCCAAAGTCCGACCTCGATAACACTCTAATAAAAAAAATTTTTCATATATAAAAAATGGCACAGGGATTCAAAGATATGCAAAAAAATCCGCAAGAAAATTTTACGACTATAGAGATCGATCCAGTAAGTGGGGAACATATTATTACGATACCGGAATGGATATGTGATGAGAAGGGGTGGTACGAGGGAACAGAAGTAAATATCGAGGTAGAGAGTGATTGTATTATTATTAAGGATCTCGAAGAGTCATGAGGTTTGCAGAACCGAGATCTTGACGGTGTATAGATATAGTGTTATGATAGTGACGTAGTTCATTTACAGTTATGGCTAAAGGATTTACAGTAAAAGCAAAGACACCCAAAGCATCTGAGAGTGGTCCAGAATGGGACTATGCGAAGGCAAAAGAAATGGTAAAAGGCAAGTCCATTGTCTTTTGTTTACCAGGTAGAGGAGTATCTTATACGTATCTCAAAAACTTTGTACAACTTTGTTTTGATTTAGTGCAGGCAGGTGCCAGCATCCAAATTTCGCAAGATTATTCATCAATGGTAAATTTTGCCAGATGTAAGTGTTTAGGTGCGAATGTACTGCGAGGACCGGATCAAATTCCATGGGATGGAAAGTTAAATTATGATTATCAGTTGTGGATTGATAGTGACATTGTGTTTAGCACAGAGAAGTTCTGGCAATTGGTATTAATGGATCAGGATATTGCAAGTGGGTGGTATATGACAGAAGATGGTAAGACAACTTCAGTTGCACATTGGATGGAAGAGGATGATTTCCGTAATAATGGTGGAGTCATGAATCATGAAACCGGGGAGAGTATTTCGAAGCGTCGTAAACCGTTTACTGTAGATTATGCAGGATTTGGATGGTTACTGATTAAGCACGGAGTATTTGAGAATTCTGAGATGAAGTATCCATGGTTTGCTCCAAAGATGCAAGTTTTTGAGTCAGGAGAGGTACAGGATATGTGTGGAGAGGATGTATCATTCTGTCTCGACGCTATCGAAGCAGGATTTAAGATTTGGTGTGATCCTCGGATTCGTGTTGGGCATGAGAAAACAAGAGTTATCTGATGAGTCTGACAGAATATACAATTCTCCATAAAGGGAAAGTATTATACAAGAACTTGACTGAAGAAGAATATTTTGATAAGATGGAGGATCTTTCGATAGAGTATTATCAGAAAGGTTTTCCAAGACCACAAGATTTAGAGACAAAAATTACAAAGTATTAAAGAGTTATTATGGCAGTACGTTCAAAGGTTGGATTAAGTGGTAATGGTTTTATAGAAGGAAAACCGAAGAAAACTCGTCAAGGGAGTGGAAAGCACACGAAGTATGCCGCGACTTCTCGTAATGGAAAGCGTAAAGTGTATCGTGGACAAGGACGGGGTTGATATATAGGTGTAGTTTTATTAACACCATATGGCATGTTTGATTGCAAATCTTCCGTCACAAGAAGTATGGGTTCGTAAGGAATACCTAACCGATCATCAAAGTGGACATGGTGAATTTGTAAAGGGCGTCTGGGTATCGGTTAAATCGATTCCTGGACGTGCTTTTTATTTTGAGACTTATCTACCAGAATATGCGGCAATGTATGATAAATTGCCTATCAGTGCCTTTGTAGCAGACCCTGAGACCCCAAGTCCGGACATGAACCTACCAAACCTACAGTTTTGGAATTGTATGGACTATGGGGTCGTATCGGTAGATAAGAAATTTATTGGTTCAATGGACTTTGAATGTTATACACGGGACTTTGGTAATGTAAAAGGTACATATATTTGTACCATTGATAACTATCATCATGATCCGGACTATGTTGATTGGGCTACTAGTGAAAATCCTGCTGAACATAAGTCTCATAATCTGATTGAACTTGAGAATGGGCAGTATGCACTGTATCCAAACAATAGATTACGTATTTTTGATAATAGTTTGACACCTGTTGACCCTAAAATGCCTGATTTTAAGGTTTCGACTCAATATTATCAGGTTGAGAATGGAAATGATAGACTTGGAATGGGTCGTGAGGATGAATATTTCTGGAAAACGGCAAAAGAACGTGAAAATTCATCTGAAGAGGATGAAAAATAAATAAAATAGGGATAGGAACCCCTCAAAAAGTTCTATTCTAACAAAATAGGAGTAAAATGGGCAATTCACCAGTAGACAGAAATAAAAATTATATGAAAGAAGTGTGGGGAACGACAACTTTGGCAACAGATTACTGGTCATTACCCAAAAAAACGAATAATCCAGAAGAAAAAGTGCTTCAGGAGATTATGCACGATGATTTAAAGAAGGAACAAAACAATCTTGCAGAATAGGGTATAAATAGAGTCAGAAAACTCTAGTCAAAATGCCAAATCGGAAGATATCCAGAGTATTTAAGGATATTAGTTTATCATTTGTTCCACATCCCATCACTAAAGATCTACCTGTTCTTAAAAATGAAGCAGCTATTCGTAGATCTGTGAGAAATATTGTTTTAACAATACCTACTGAAAAGTTTTTTAACTCTTTATTTGGATCTGATGTAAGAGGAAGTCTGTTTGAGTTCATTGATTTTGGTACTGCATCAGTAATTAGTGATCAAATTGAGACTTCTATTGAAAATTTCGAATCAAGAGTCGATAATTTAGCAATAGAAGTAAGTCCTCTTCCACAAATTAATGCTTTTGATGTTAAAGTCATCTTTGATATTGTGGGACAAGAGTTTCCAACACAAGAATATTCATTCCTATTAGAGGCAACAAGATAATATGCCTTTTACAAAGTTTACAAATCTGGATTTTGACCAGATAAGAGAATCGATTAAAGACTATCTTCGTGCAAATTCTGATTTTTCAGGATTTGATTTTGATGGATCCAATTTTTCAATATTAATCGATACTCTTGCATATAACACATATATAACTGCATTCAACTCAAACATGATTGTGAATGAGTCCTTCTTGGACTCTGCAACCGTTCGTGAGAACGTTGTATCTCTTGCAAGGAACATTGGATATTTGCCTCGATCTAGAACTGCTGCAAGAGCAATTGTGAGCTTTACAGTAGATGTTGAAGACACACAAACAGCAACGATAAATTTGAAGAGAGGTTTATGTTTTGTTGGAAATGTAAGTAATACTTCTGAAGTATTTTCAATATTAGAGAATGTACAAAGAACTACGGAAAATATTGATTTCGAACAAAACTTAAACACTATAAGCGCAAGAAGATCAGTTTTTAATAATATTGAGATAATTCAAGGAACTTTTCTTACAAAAACATTTACCTTTGATGGATCTTTAGATCAAAGATTTATATTAGATAATCCATTTATTGATACTTCCACTATCAAAGTTTATATAAAAAAGGAAAATGAAACTAGTGATGGTATAGAATATTTTCAGTCAAACACTCTCAAAGACATAAACAAAGAATCTTTGGTTTACTTCTTACAAGAGATTCAAGATGAAAAATATGAAATTTTGTTTGGAGATGGTCTTATTGGTAGAAAGTTGCAAGAAGGAGAAATTATAACTGTAAATTATCTGGTAACAAATGGAAAAGATGGTAATGATGTATCAATTTTTGGATTTTCGGGAGTATTCACCGATGATCTTGGTAATGTTCTTATACCAAACTCATTTTCAGTAACCACAAATACCAAATCTCAGAATGGTGGGGAGATAGAATCCATAACCTCCATTAAAAACTATGCACCCTCTATATACGCTGCACAAAATAGAGCAGTAACATCTAGAGACTATGAATCTATAATCAAAACAATATATTCAGATACTGAATCAGTTTCTGTTATTGGTGGAGAAGAGTTAGACCCTCCTCAATTTGGAGTAGTTGAAATATCAATAAAACCAAAAAATGGTTTTTTTGTTTCTGATTTTAACAAGTCTTTAATTTTATCAGATTTAAAAAAATATTCAATATCTGGAATCAATCAAAAAATTATAGATTTAAAAATTTTATATATTGAATTGGATACTTTTGTTTACTATGATGATTCTAAAATTAGTTCTGCAGATTCATTAAAAACAAAAGTATCCAATTCACTGACAAATTATTCTGAAAAATCTGATGTAAATAAATTTGGTGGAAGATTTAAATACAGTAAAATTTTAAAAACAATTGATGATACAGAATCTTCAATAACCTCTAATATAACCAAAGTAGTCATAAGAAGAAATTTAGTTGCATTACTAAATCAACAAGTTCAATATGAACTTTGTTTTGGCAATCAATTCCATGTGAAGTCTGAAGGTAGGAATATAAAGTCCACAGGGTTTACTATAGCAGAAGAATCTGGTGTAGTATATTTTACAGACACTCCAAATGCAGATGGTAAAACTGGTATATTATCAGTTGTAAAAAATTCTAATGATGAAAATATAACAATTATTACTAAGGCAGTCGGAACAGTTGACTATGTAAAAGGTGAAGTTAACATAGGAACTATTAATATTACATCAACAGTAAAGCCAAATAATGTAATAGAAATTCAAGCGTTTCCAGAGTCAAATGATATTGTTGGATTGCGAGATCTTTATTTGAATTTTGACGTTTCAAAAAGTAAAATAAATATGGTAAAGGATGTTATATCTTCTGGTGATGAAATATCGGGCACAGTATTTGTCAGAGACTTCTATACATCTAGCTATTCAAATGGTACTTTAATTAGAGAGTAAAATGATAGAAACTGGATTTGAATCTAGAATCAAGATTCAAGACATAATTGATAGTCAATTACCAGAATTTGTTTTGGATGAAAGTCCAAAAACATCAGAATTTTTAAAGCAATATTATATTTCTCAAGAATTTCAGGGTGGACCTGTAGATATTGCAGAAAATTTGGATCAATATCTAAAACTTGATAATTTAAAACCAGAAGTTATTGTTGATAGTGCAATATTGTCATCATCGATAGATTCTGATGATACTACAATCAATGTATCAAGTACAAAAGGATTTCCAAATAGTTATGGTTTATTAAAAATTGATGATGAAATAATCACGTATACTGGAAGCACCACAACTAGTTTTACTGGATGTGTTCGTGGATTTAGTGGTATAAGCAAATATCATCAAGATTTAAATCAAGAAGAGTTACTCTTTTCTCAAACGTCTGCATCTTCTCATGATTCTGCCGCAAAGGTAGAAAATTTAAGTTCTTTATTTCTAAAAGAATTTTATTCTAAATTAAAATTTACTTTTGCTCCTGGATTTGAAGAAAGACAATTTGATAATAAAGTTGATATTGGCAATTTTATTAAATTAGCAAGATCATTCTATAACTCTAAAGGTACAGAAGATTCATTTAGAATTTTATTTAATGTTCTTTTTGGGGAGGATTCTAAGGTAATAAATTTAGAAGATTACTTATTAAAACCATCAGACGCCAATTATATCAGAAGAAAAACTGTTGTATCAGAAATTTTTTCTGGAGATCCTACTAAGTTGGTTGGACAAACAATTTATAAAACTGGAGATTCTGATACAAATGCATCCGTAACATCCGTAGAATCTTTTACTAGAAAAGAAAATCAATATTTTAAACTATCTCTTTTTGTTGGATTTGGCGAAAATTCTTTAATAAATGGATTGTTCAAGGTTACTCCAAACACAAAATCAATTGATAATGTTGCAATTGGGGGACAAGTAATAACTGTAGATTCTACAATTGGTTTTAGTACGTCTGGAATATTAAAAGTTGGAGATAACACAGTAACTTATGTTGATAAGAGTGTTAATCAATTTTTAGGTTGTTCTGGTATAGAAAATAGCATTAATAAAACCGAAAATTTATATTTGATTGATGATACTTATTATGGATATGAAGATGGAGACCTGTCCAAAAAAGTAGAGTTTAGACTGACGGGTGTATTGTCTGATTTTGTACAACAGTCTGATAATGTCATAGCTAAAGAAAATCAAATATTAACTGTAAAAAGTATAGGCGATAAAATATCTAACCCAGAATCAAATAAAACATATAAAGAAATTGTTGCTAATACTTGGATTTATAATACAAGTTCTACAATAGATATTGAAAGTATATCTGGATCTCTTGTAATATTAAAATCTTTTGTTGATAGATCACAATTAAAAAAAGGTGATGAAATAGAAATTTTAGAATTAGGATCAAATACTGTAATATATCCAACTACAACTTCAAACATCCCATACGTAGATTCTACGATAAGTTCATCATCAAAACAAATTTCTTTATCCAATTTTAATTTTATTTCACAAAGTAATAAAACATACTCTTTGAGAAGAAGAATTAAAAAAGCAAGTAGCTCACTTGTTCCTTTTCAATATGGAAATAATACATTTGTTTCTGATGTTCAAAATGTATACGTAGATCAAGAAAATTTGTATGTTGCTTCAAATTCTTTACCCTCATATACAGGAAATACAAATTTCTTTGATTATCAAATAACAGCAAATGTAAAAAAATCAACTTTAACTTCATCTTCAGGAAATTTACTTGATATAAATTCTTCGACTGGAAATTATACTACATTAACTTTTGATAATGATGTTCCGTTTATTTCTGGAGATAAAATATATTATTCACCAGCATCTGGATCAACTGCATTGACCGGATTGGAAGTAGGATTTTATTATGTAAAAGTTTTATCAAATCCAAAGAGTATAAAATTATTTTCTTCACTAACATTTATTGATAATGAGTCTGATGCATTGCAGTTCAACTCTCCAATTTCTGGATTGGGTGAACAAACATTTACTTTATATTCTCAAAGATCATCAATAATAAATCCCGATAAGATTTTAAAAAAAATTCCATTATCCCAACCAAATATTGAGAATGGGACAAAGGAAGAGACAGTTCCTGGATCTGTAGGAATTTTAGTTAATGGAGTTGAAATTAATAATTATAAAACTACTGATAAAATTTATTATGGACCATTAAAAAATCTCAAGGTTTTGTTTGGTGGTAGTGGATATGATCTAATTAACCCACCAAAAGTGCAACCATCTGCATCTTCTGGTCTTGGAACTAATGCTTTAGTTCAACCTGTTATTTCTGGAACCATCGAAAAGATTTTTGTTGATGAGCAAAATTTTGATATTGATACTGGATCGGCAATAAAAGTTATTGGTGGAAATATTACTGGTGGAAGTTTTGATCCTGTTATTGTTAAGAGAAGAAGAGAAATTTTATTTGATGGTAGATCTACCACTGAAAATGGTGGAGTAGATGTTACCACTAATCAAATAACTTTTGTTGAGGATCATAATTTATCAAATGGTGAGGAAATAATTTATAGAAATAATGGAAATCCAAATATCAGTATTGGAATAGGATTATCATCTCTAATTGATAATTCGACATATTATGCAAAAGTAGATAATAATTCAACTATTCAAATATTTGAATCTTTTGATGATTATTTGAATAATACTAATGTTGTTGGATTAGCAGACACTAGTTTATCAGGAACACATAAGTTCTTAACTGGAGAATTAAAAAATACTATAACAAAAATTAATATAATTGATGGTGGAAAAGTAACTAATAGAAAATTATTAGTAAAACCATCAGGGATTACTACATCAAATGATACTATCAACTTTGAAAATCATGGGTTTTTAAAGGGAGAGATTGTAGAGTATAATGCAGTTTCTGGAATTGGATCGACTCAACCACAAACAATTTCTGGATTAACAACAACAAATCAGTATTATGTTTTACCTTTAAATTTGAATAGTTTTAGATTATGCGATGCTGGAGTTGGTGGAACTAATTTTACCAATTTTGAACGAGAGGATTATATAAATCTTGAGACTTCTGGAACTGGATTTCAACAATTTAAATATCCCGATATTGCGGTCAATGTCGAATTCACCTCTAGCGGAATTGGAACAACTACTCAAGTTAAAACTCTTGTAACTACACCAGTTGTAAAAGGTGAAATTATAGATGCTTATCTTTATGAAGAAGGCACAAAATATGGTTCTACAATCAAAAATTTTGAAAGAAAACCCAATTTTACAATAAAAACTGGAAAAAATGCTCAAGTCAAACCAATTATTGTCAATGGATCTGTCGTAGATGCTAATTTGCAATTTGGTGGATTTGATTATTTTTCAATTCCAGAACTAAAAGTCGTTGATCCTTCTGGATCTGGATCTGGTGCTGAAATTAGAGCAACTATTTCTGAAGGTAAAGTTAATATCGTAGTAGTTGTAAATCCTGGAATTGGATATTCTACTACTACTAGAGTGGATGTAATTTCCAGTGGAAAAGATGCTTTATTTGAATCTAATGTTAGATCTCTTAACATAAATCAAACAGAATTAACTGCAGATGATAATTATCAAATATTTGCAGAATCAGAAAAGGGACTTTCATATTACTCTACTGGATATTCTGAAATCGTAAGAAATGCATTTCAAGATACGGAAAATTCACTATCCGATATTATCGGATGGGCATATGATGGAAATCCAATATATGGACCTTTTGGATTATCAGATCCAAAAAATATAAATTCAGCAACTAAAACATTAACTTCTAGTTATGTCCAAGATATTGGACATATCTTTGATAGGCCACCAGTACAAAACTTTCCTGTTGGATTTTTTGTTGATGACTATAAATTTGATTTTTCTGGAGACTTGGATGAGCATAATGGAAGATTTGAAAAAAATGCAGATTTTCCCAATGGTGTTTATGCATATCATGCCACAATAAATCCTTTAACTAAAACACCCACATTTCCGTATTTTATTGGAAAAACTTATAGGTCTACTTTAATAAAAGAAAACAAAGACTTAAATCAAAGTTTTGATTTTAATAATTCTCAACTTTTTAGAAATACTCTTCCATATAAAGTTTTGGACGAAAATGCTGGAAATGATTTCCTTACCGAAAGTAATGAAATTTCCAGACAAAACATAAAGATTGAATCCATATCAAAAGGATCAATAAAAGGATTTGATATTATTAATGCTGGTAAAGATTATAAAGTAGGAGATAAATTAGAATTTGATAACTCTGATATTAATATTTCTCTGAATGAGGCTCAGGCAAAAATTTCATCAATTAAGGGAAAAACAATAAACAAAATAGAAACTACAAAAGAAACTTTTAATGATGTTATATTTGTATGGAAAGATAATAAGATAACTGGTCATGTTTCTCCATATCATACTCTTGCAGATAAATCTACGATTAATATTTCAGGATTTAGCACTAATGTTCTTTCATCTTTAAATGGGTCATTTCAAATTTCAGTTGAATCTTTTCAAAACAGTGGATTAACTACAGAAATATCTGGAACTGGGGCAGCTTCTACAGAAATTTATTTGACTAGCATTCCCTCTTCACTTTCTGCCGGAAGTAGTTTGGGAATTGGAACTGAAACTCTACAAGTTTTAAATATATTTCCGAAGGAAAATATTGTTAGAGTAAAAAGAGGAGAACCTGGAACAACACATGCAATTGGAACGGCAGTTTCTTTCAAAACCTCTACATTTGAAATAAATAAGTCTCTTGATTACTTCGAATCTGGATTTAATAAGAAATTATATTTTAATCCAAATGAATCTGTAGGTGCTGGTACTACAACAGGAATAGGAGTTAATGTTACATTTTCTTTAGGAAATAAAACAATTTCTAGAGATATTACCTCCCAAAGAATATATCTGGAAAATCATGGATTGTCTAATAATCAATTAATTACATTTAATAGAAATTCAAACACAATATTATCAATATCCACTTCCCCATCTGGTACACCATTTGATATTCCTTCGGAAGTTTATGCTGTTCCTAAAAGTAGAAATGTTATTGGCATTAAGACTTCTTTCAATAGTGATGAAGTGTTCTTTAGAACAAATGGAGATAATGTGGATGATTATTTCTTTGAAACAAATTTTGTACAAAGAAAAGGTGATGTTAAGCATATTGAATCAACCGTATCTGTATCAACTTCTCATGGTTTAACCGTCAATGATACAATTACCTTAGCAATTAAACCTAATTTGTCAGTAGGTATCGGAACATCGACAGGTGTTAGAATTATTAGAAACAATACATCAGGAAATCTATCAGTAAATCCAATTGGATTTGGATCAGATTCTGTACGTACTTCTACAGATCAAATTCAATTAACTGATCATAAATTAAAAACTGGTGATAAAGTTTATTATAATGCTAATGTAGTTTCTTCTGGATTAACTACTGGATCTTATTTTGTATTTAAAGTTGATTCTGATAATATTAAATTATCAAAAACATATAAAAACTCAAAACAAATTCCACCAATTACAATAGGGATAGCTGGGACAGGTGGATCTTCTCAGAAAATTTCTCTAATAAATCCAAAAATTACTGCAACAAAAAATAATAATCTTATTTTTGATGTATCAGACACTTCTTTAGATGGATACAATTTAAGGTTCTATTATGATCAAAATTTACTTAATGAGTTTGTATCTACAGGTTCTACTTCGACGTTTAGTTTATCTGGTGTTGGGACAATTGGAGTCACCACAAATGCAACTCTTACAATAAATTATACTTCTAATATTCCAGATAAACTTTTCTATACTTTAGAAAAGAATGGTGGAATTTCTACCTCTGATATAGACGTAAATAATTATTCGCAAATAGTTTTTTCAGACAGTGCTTACAATAATTCTTATACTGTTTCTGGAATTGCAAATACAACATTTAATATTGGATTAAAAGATGATCCAGAAAAAGACACATATATTTCATCAGAATGTGATGTGTTGGAATATTCAACCACATCTTCTTCAGCAAAAGGTCCTGTTGATAAAATTTATTTAATAAACTCTGGTTTTGGATATAAAAAAGTTCCAGAAATTATTAATACTAACTCGACAGACGGTCAAAATTTATATGCGATTCCTACATCAGATACTATAGGAAATATTGATGAGGTTAGAATAGTTAATCCAGGATTTGAATATTCTTCCGATATAACTTTAACTCCAAAAGCATTTATATCACCTAAGATAATTCTTGAAGACTCGAATGCCATTGGTTTTGTAACCGTAACTTATGGTGGTAAGAATTTCATTAAAACTCCGGAGTTAATAGTTGTTGATCAATCAACAAGAGAGAAAGTAACTTCTGGTATCTTACGTGCAAATTTAAATGGAACTGCAATTGTTTCTGTGAGTATTGAATCTGAACCTAAAGGAATATCAAATGAATCTGCAGAGATTTTTTCCGTAAACAATACTAATGGAGTTTCTATAAAAAAAGTTTTATCAAGTTCAACAGGCATATTTACATGCGTCTTAACAACACCGTCTTTGGGATTTTCTACAGACCCATTTAGTATTGGAGATGAAATCTTTGTTGAAGGAATTCAACAATATTCATCTGTTGGAGATGGATTTAATTCGGAAGATTATGGGTACAAATTCTTTACAGTTTCAAACTATAAAAATAAATTTGTACCCGGACTTGTAGATGATGAATTGACAGTAAATCTTGCAGGACTTACAACAAATACTGGTATTGCAAAAACAATACAAGATTCTTCGGGAATTGCAGTAAATAAGTCCAGTTATCCAACTTTTAGTGTCTTTTTAAAAAAATCTTTCTTTGCTATTGGTGAAACTTTAATAAGTGACGGAATTGAAAGAGATTTAACAGTTATTGAATATGATGATTCTTCAGGAATTAAAGTATCTGGCACATATCCACTTTCCGTTGGAGAAATTATTACAGGAAAAAATTCAGGAAATATTGCTAAAATTGAAAATCTTGAAAATTTTGAAGGATTTTATAAGATAGATTTTTCTACTGAAAAAAATGAAGGTTGGACAAAAAATACCGGAAAACTGAATGAAGATTATCAAGTTATTCCTGATAATAATTATTATCAAAATCTTTCATATTCAATTAAAAGTTCCCAATCATGGGAAGATATTAGGACACCAGTAAATAACTTAGTTCATATTTCTGGTCTTAAAAATTTCTCTGATACTCAAATATCTTCAGAACCATTAGAGAGTCTAGGTATTGTTAGAACTGATGATGAAACAACTATCGTAAAGAATATTTTTGAGGAAAAAAGAGTAGATACTATTAATAATTTTGATACAGCAGTAGATGTTGATGTTGTTAATTTAACATCAAGATTTATAAAGTTAAAATCAAAAAAACTTACAAACTACAATAAGAGCACAACAAATATTGGATTGAGGATCGATGATATTTCAGATCAATTCTCATCAGCAGAATCCGATCCAAAACAATTTACAAATATTCTTGAGACGGATTTCTCACAATCGTATGTTAATTATTTGTTAAAGGTTAGTAATCTTTCTGGAACCCAAGTCCAATTGACAAATTTAATTGTTCTTAATGATAATGAAAGTAAAAACTCATTTATTTTAGATAAGACTTCATTAGCAAGTGATGGGTTTAGTACTTCTTTTGTATCATCTGATAATGATTATGGGGAATTTGTAGTTGAAACCGACGATTTTCTTAATGAATCTTTCTTAAAGTTTAAACCCAAAGATCCTTTTGATACTGAATATGATATTAAGTTTATTGAAAGTAAGTTTTCACCTGGTCTTGGAATTGGTTCGATTACAGTTGGATTTGTTGATGTCTTAACTGATATTAGAGAAGTTATTACAGGAGCAACTACTTCCATTGTAGGGATTTCATCCGAAATAAAATCTCTTTATGCAAATGCGTATGTAACTCAAGAAAATGGTAATAAAGCAAATTTTGTTGAATTGTATGTGACTCGTGAAGGAAATGATACCAACATTGCAGAATATTATTTTGATACATCTAAATTCAATAGATCTGTAGATCAACTTGGAAGTTTTAGTGCTGATATTGAAAATGGATTATTAAAATTAAAATACGAAAATGATACCTCATTAGATGTTGTTGTTAAAACTAAGATTGTTGGATTTGGCACTACTAGTTCTTCCGGAATAAGCAGTACTTTTAGGTACAGGAATTCTGATCAACCAGTAGGAAATGAAAGATCAGCAATTTATGAAGTGGGATTTAGCACCACAACTTCTGGCATTTCAACATCTATTTTGACTCTTAATAAATTCAATTTTGATTCTGCAAAATCATTGGTCGAAGTTGGTGTAGGCACTGTAAAGTCTCTTCATCAAGTTTTGATAGTTCAAGATAGCATTAATGTTTATACTAAACAAACCCAATTTATTTCAGTTGGAAGCACTTCCGGAGTTGGATCTTTTGGTGGAAGATATGTTGGAGACAATCTGGAACTTGTATTTTATCCAGATTCCAATGAAACTGATGATATTAATATTTCTTCTTTTAATGAATGTTTTTACTCTCAAACAGATTTTGTCAATGATCCTGGAGATTTCATTGTAGGGAGATATTCCGAATCCCTAAAAACTTCTCAATATCTTGCGATAAATGGAGAAAGAATTAATAAAAATAATTTTGTTCTAAGAAATCAAAATGTTCCTATTTTTGCTAAGAAATTTAATCCAAAAAATACTGATGTATTAAATGCTTCTACTGGAACATTTTCAATTAATAATCATTTCTTTAATGATAATGAAGAACTTATATACACTCCAAAATCAACTTTTGTTGGAGTTGGATCAACTCCAATGATGTATAAAAATGGATCTATCATTGATACATTACCATCATCGGTTTTTGTTGTTAATAAAACTGTTAATACATTTGGAATATCTACAACTAAAACGGGAACAGCAGTTACGTTTGTTTCTTTTGGTGAAGGTAATGCACATCAATTTGAAATGGCAAAGAAAAATGAAAAGTGTATAATCACAATCAATAACTTAGCTCAATCTCCTTTGAGTTATTCTAAGATTCAAACTACTTTATCTGGAAATGGTGGAAGTATTTCCACGACTACAGACACTTTTACCTTAAGTGGAATATCAACGATAAATCCTAATGATGTTCTTAAAATTGATGATGAGTACATGTCAGTTATTAACGTCGGATTGGGAACTACTAATGTAGGACCGATTACAAATATCGGATCTGAAAACTTGATTTTAGTTGAGAGAGGTTCATTTGGAACGTTAGGAACTTCTCATATCGACACAACAAATGTTGATGTTTATAGAGGTTCATTTAATATTGTTGGTGATGAAATATTCTTTAACGAAGCACCAAGAGGAAGTCTTAATATTACAAAAACAGACCAAAACTTAAAATTTGAAACATCAGATTTTAGTGGAAGGGTCTTCTTAAGAAAAAATTATGATACTAATCAGGTTTATGATGATATTTCGGACGGATTTACTGGTATTGCTAGAACGTTCACGTTGACAGTTGATGGTGCAAATACTTCTGGTATTGGAACTACCGGTGGAAATGGTATCATGTTTATTAACGGAATATTCCAAACACCAACCACTGCAAATAATCCGGACAATAACTTTAGCATAATCGAAAATCTTACCCCTCCTCCAGGAATATCATCAGTGGTATTCAGTGGGATTAGAACAGATATTGGTGATCCGAATAGTATTCTTTCAGTTGAAAGTGACGTTAATCAGAATCAGATTCCTAGAGGTGGAATTATTGTTTCCTTAGGATCTAGTGGTGGAAATGGATATGCTCCATTAGTGGGTGTTTCTGCTACTGCTGTTGTGGATGGAGCAGGGTCTATTGTATCTGTTGGTCTTGGATCTACTGATATAAATGGATCCGGATATAATGGGATAGTTTCTATAGGTATTTCCGTATTTGAAGAAGGACATAGTGGAGATGTTGCTTCTATCACGGCAACAGTTGGTGCTGGTGGAACTTTATCGTTCTCTATAGGTGCTGGTGGAACAGGATATTCAAATCCACAAATATTTGTTTCAGAACCTTCATATGAAAACTTAAGTGTTACTGGTATTTCTAGGATTGGAATTGGAACTACTACAGATACTGGAAGTGGATTATTGTTAGATGTTAGTGTTGGAGCAAGCTCCACTGTTGGTATTGGATCAACATTCTTCGAAGTTACAGATTTTAAAATTAAGAGAAATGGATTTGGATTTAGAAGGGGTGATGTATTTACACCTGTAGGATTAGTTACGGATTCCAGATTGAGTGAACCAAGATCTACTTTTGAACTAACTGTTTTGGATACATTTAGTGATTCATTCAGTTTCTGGCAATTTGGTGAACTTGATTACATAGATAATATTAAGAATTTCCAAGACGGTATACGTTTAAGATTCCCAATTTTCTATAATGATAATTTGTTGAGTTTTGAAGAACCAGATGATGACTCTTCTGTAGATCTTGCAAATATTTTATTAATAATTGTTAACGGGGTAATTCAAGATCCTGGAGTAAATTATACATTTGATGGTGGAACATCATTCTCTTTTGTTACAGCACCAAAACCAGAAGATAATATTGACATATTCTTCTATAGAGGAACAAGGGGTGAAGATGATACTTTAGTTACAGATATATTTCCAACATTAGAAAGAGGTGATACTGTAGAACTTCTTAGAAAAGATAGTTTACCAACAACAATATCTCAAGAGGATAGAATCATCTTTGATATAACTTCTTCAGACAAAATTGAAACTAATTCTTATAATGGAGTTGGAATCGATGAAAACAATTTCAGGCCATTATCCTGGACAAAACAGAAAGTTGACAGAATGGTTAATGGTGAATTTGTCAATAAGACAAGAGCATCAATTGTTTCTCAAATTCTACCAACTGCAAAAATTATCGGAGATATGAGTACTAGTGATATTGAAATATTTGTAGATGATCCAGATTTATTTAAGTACAATGTTTCTTCTCCATATTCATTTGGTGCTATAATAGTAGACACTAAAGTTTCCTCTGGTGCCAGTGTTACCGCAACTGTTGGTTCTGGTGGAACAATTTCTTCATTAACAATATTAAACGGTGGAAGTGGATATAGTGGATCTACTGTGGACATTAAAATTTCTGCCCCACCAACAGTTGGGGTTGGTCTCGGAACAACTGCTATAGCAACCGCAACAGTAAGTAGTGCTGGAACAATTACGACTCCAATCACATTTACTAATGCCGGATTTGGCTATACCACTACCATTACTCCTTCAGCTTTAGTTGCATTACCAGAAGTAAATTATGAAATCTTCGAAAAAATAGAAGATGTAAAAGGATTCTCTGGAATTGTTACTGGAATTGGCACAACAACAGGTGTGGGTGGACACTCACTTGGACTCAAATTCTTCTTAGATAGAGGTTCTTCTTTCGGAAGTGACCTTAATGTTGGATATCCAATTTTAATAAAGAATACTCACATTGGTTCTGGAGTAACTTCTGTAGATAATAGCAATTCTGCGATTGTTAGTATTGGAAATACTTTCCTGGATAACATTTACATTGTAAAATCAATACAAGTCAATGGTAATGTTGGTATTGTTACATGTAATATTGACTCTGGAACTTCTGTTTCCGGACTTTCTACAAATGGTAATTTCTGCGGAGAATTTTCTTGGGGAGTATTCAGATCTATAACCAGATCAAGTTCACCAATTTCTATTGGTGTTACTGGAAAAACATATGATGTTGGATTGACCACATTCCCAACTATTCAACGTAGATCTGAGGGTTTGAGATTTACTGGTGCAGTTTCTGAAAAATTAGATTGATAAATCATTTATAAATATTTAAAAAAGTATGTAATATGGCAGCCATCGTAACAGATCAATTTAGAATTGCTAATGCTAATAATTTTATAGATTCTGTCCTGAGTAATGACGATTCTTATTATGTTTTTTTGGGATTATCAAATCCAGGATCTAACGGCAATCCTATTGGATTTGGTAGAACAACTTCTTGGGATGCATCCCCATCTGTCCCACCAACTCCTGTAGATAATTTTCAGTATTTGGCACACTATAGAAATACTGCACTGTTTGGAAATAAAATTACTAATGCAAATATTAGAAGAGTCATAAGAAAGGTTCAATGGACGGCCAATACTCGATATGATATGTATAGGCATGATTATAGTGCCTCAAATTTATCACCAAATTCTCAATCAGCTAGACTTTATGACTCAAATTACTATGTAATTAATAATGATTTTAGAGTTTATATTTGTATACAAAATGGATCTTCAGGAACAAATGTTCTTGGAAATACTTCAAAAGATGAACCAACATTTACAGATTTAGAACCATCAGCAGCCGGATCTAGTGGTGACGGATATATTTGGAAATATTTGTTTACTGTCGCTCCTAGTGACATTATTAAATTCGACTCGACAGAATATGTTCCTTTGCCAAATGATTGGTCAACTTCAACAGACTTTCAAATTCAAAGCATTAGAGAGGCAGGAGATTCTACAGTTAATTTGAATCAAATAAAAACTGTATACATTGAAGATGCTGGTAGTGGATATTCATCCAAAACATACAATATTATAGGTGACGGAACTGGAGGAAAAGTTGCAATCACATGTGATGGAACTGGAAGAATAACTGATGCTGTTGTTGTATCTGGTGGGTCTGGTTACACTTTTGGAATTGTAGATTTGGAAAGTAGTGGAACTGTTAGCAATCCTGCAAAATTAATTCCAATAATTCCGCCTTCTAGAGGTCATGGATACGATATTTATTCAGAATTGGGTGCTGATAAAGTATTAATTTATTCTAGGTTTGACGATTCTACTAAAGATTTTCCTATAGATACAAGTTTTGCTCAGGTAGGAATTATAAAAAATCCAGAATCTTATAATTCGACTAGTGTACACATAAACAATACCTTTACTTCTTTAGGATCAATTAAAGTTACCTCAGTAACAAGTAATCCAACTGTTGGATCTGCAATAACACAAACTGTAAGTGGAGGAACTGCTAGAGGTTATGTTGCATCTTATGACACAGAAACTAAAGTAATTAAATACTATCAAGATAGATCATTATTTTTTGCAAATAGTGATGATCAGACTGATAGCAATGCTGTTTCTTCAAAAGGTAAAGTTCTAAATTTTGAATCTTCATCTCAATCTATTATTCCTTTTGGTGGATCTGTAGACACAAATTATAGTGGTATAACTACTATTATTGGATCTAAGCAAGTAAGTTTGGGAGTTACTTTTAGTCAAGGTCTCGCAAATCCAGAGATAAATAAGAATACAGGAGACATTATTTACATTGATAATAGATCTTTGATTTCAAGAGACTCTAGACAAAAAGAAGACGTTAAAATTATTCTGGAATTCTAAAAAAATGCCACAAAAAACAAATTTAAACATAAGTCCATATTTTGATGATTTCGATTCATCCAATGATTACCATAAAGTTCTGTTTAAACCAGGAGTTCCAGTTCAATCTAGAGAATTAACGACTCTCCAATCAATATTTCAAAATCAAATAGAAACATTTGGAACTCATTTTTTCAAAGAAGGTTCTGTAGTTATTCCAGGATCTATTCAATATAATAATGAGTTTAATTGTATAAAGTTAAATGCCACTCAATTTGGAGTAGATGTATCATTTTATGCTGATAAATTAGTAGGAAAGACTATCGTTGGGCAAACAACAGGAGTAAAAGCTAAAGTAATAAAAGTAGTTTTGCCTAGTGAAAGTGATGAAGTTGAATATGTAACACTTTATATTTCTTACAGAGATACGGGCAATAATTTTGAATTCTCTACTTTTTCTGATGCAGAATTGTTGTCTGCGGATCAAAATATAGTATATGGAAATACGACAATTTCTTCAGGAACACCTTTTGCATCTTTAATTGGAATCAATGCAAGTGCAGTTGGATCTTCAGTATCTATTTCAAAGGGTGTATATTTTATTAGGGGTAGTTTTGCCAACATTGATGAGCAAACAATTATTTTGGATTATTACAATAATAACTCCAAATATAGAGTTGGTTTTTATATAAATGAAACAATCGTTGATGCTAAAGAAGATAATTCACTATTTGATAATGCTAGAGGGTTTTCTAATTATGCTTCTCCAGGAGCAGATAGATTAAAAATAGAGTTGACTCTAGGCAAAAAAGATTTAAATGATTTTAATGATTCAAATTTTGTAGAAATATTGAAGATAGATGATGGAGATATTAAGAAAATTTCAACAAGAACAGAATATAATCTAATTAGAGATTATATTGCACAAAGAACTTTTGATGAATCTGGAAA